GCGGTGGCGGCCACGCCCGTGAAGGCGGTCGTGTCCATCTTGACGATGCGGTACGGGTTGATGGTCCCGCCCGCGACGAGGTTGGGGGAGAAGTTCAGCATGGTGTCCTGTGTCCTTGCGCCTTAGCGCTTGTTGATGCGGGAGTTGATCGCCTTGGCAAACTCATCCGGCTTGCCTGCGAACTGCTTGACGAGGTCGCCGACGTCGCCCACGGCCATCGCCTTGGGCATGGACGCGCGGCTCATGTCGATCTTGGCGCCGATGGGGTCGCGCGAGAACAGCTCGCGCCACGACTCGAGCAGGGCGACCGGGTCCTTGGCCGAGGCGAGCTGCGCCAGGAGCGCGGGACGCTGGCCCTCGGGGATGCGGTAGCCCTCCTGCTCCATGATCTCGATCTCACGCGAGAAGCGCTCGCGCTTGACCTCGGCCTCGAGGCGGCTCATGCGGGCCTTCAGGCGGGCGTTCTCCGAGCGCAGGGCGTAGGTGGAACGGGAGGCAATCACTTCCTCCTCCTCGTCCATGCCCATCTCGGCGCTCTCGTCGTCGTGGCTGCCGATGTCGATGTGGACGCCTTCGCCACCCTCCTCGGCCTCCTCCTCGTCGGCCTGGAAGTCCATGCCTTCGCCGGCCATCTCGGCCTTGTCCTCGTCGTTGTCCTCGCCGAACTTCTTCTTCATCGTGGCGGCCAGGTCGTCGATGGCGCACTTCATGGCATCGAGCTCGGCTCCGTAGTCTCGGTCTGAAGGCATGGAAGCCTCCTCCTTGATTGCTGCCGGGACGAAGGTGTTCAGCCCGCCCCCGACCCCGGCGAGGTCGTGGTTGGACTTCGAGAAGGTGATCTTCAGGCCGGCACGCTCAAAGTGCGTGTCGGGGAGGGGGCGTCGTGGGGTCTCGCGGCCCAGCAGCGCCACCTCGCTCAGGTGGTTGGATTCGGACCAGATCTCAGCCGAACGCCTGGGGAAGGCGTTGGTGGCGATCAAGCGGTCGAAGATGTCCCTTCCCACCTCCATGTCGCCCACAATGTACCCGACCCCATCCCGTTCCTCGTATTTCAGGGCCGGGATTCTGCCGACCGCCGACTTGGGCTCCTTGCCGTCCTTCTCGTGCATGATGACCACGCGGGGGAAGGAGCCCCGGCTCATGTGCTTGCCCGTGGCGCCGACGATCTTGCGGAGGCGCTCGTTGTCGAAGCGCTTGAGCTCGGGGTCGGCCTTGGCGTCGTCGATGGCGGGGTCGAAGGCCATGAAGAGCTCGACGCCCTTGATGACGACCTTGTCGCCGGCCTCGACGATGGGGTGGGATGTGGGGGTCATTCGTCTGCTCCTGCCCAGACCCGGACGGGGTGCTGGGGCTGTGGGATGAGGATGCTTTCCAGGGCCGAACGCTGCGGGAAGGTCATCTTGTCGCGCAGGCGCAGGTTGGCGTGCCAGCCGGGGAGCGGCACGGGGATGGGGTTGCCGTCCTCGTCCACGTCCGGTCCCGGCACCCAGATCGTGCCGATGGGGTCAAAGGACGACTCCTCGGCTGGCAGCAGGCCGATGCCCGCCGCCGCCATCGCCTCATGGACGTGCGCCTCGTCCTCGCCCTTGAGCCAGTAGTCGTGGAAGGTCATTGCATCACCGTCCACTCGCCTGCGGCCTCGTCCCACTCGTACATCTGGCCGTCCTGCGGCATCGGGACGGGTGCCTGCCATTGGCAAGTCGCATCGTCCAGCACCCACGACAGGTACGGCTTGGGCGGGATGAATGCGTCTAGGTCGGCGTTGTAGGTGTAGCCGATGCCAGCGAAGTTCTTCCTGAAGCTGCCGCTGTACGAGGTCTGCTTCCAGTAGCCGCCGTAGGTGTCGGTGCACCACTGCTCGACGTTCGGCTCCAAGTCGTTGGACACGACGATTACGCGGAGCACGACGTTGTTGGCATCTAGTTCTGCTGCGTGTGCCATGGGTTACGCCGTGTAAGAGCCGGATGCGTTGAAGGTGAGGATCGTGTCCGAGCCGCTGGTGGTGACGGTCGGGCTGCCCGTGGTCGTGCCGCTGTAGTTGGCGGTCGCCATGCGGAGGATCACCACGCCGGAGCCGCCGGCAAATCCGCTGTTGTTGGTTCTGCCGCCACCACCGCCGCCAGTGTTTGCTGACCCTGCGGCCCGCTTGCCGCCGCCTCCAGTAGTGTTTCCTGCGGCAGTTCCGCCATCACCGGAGCCACCACCCGCACGGGTGACGCTGGTTCCGGTGATGCTGCTTGCCGTGCCAGCGCCGCCGTCTCCTCCTGTGCCGCTGCTGGCGGCTGGTGTCCCGCCAACGCCTCCAGAACCTCCGCCGCCGCCTGACGAGGAATCGTTAAAGGTGGTCCATGTATTTGACACGCCGCCCGCATAGCCCTGCCCAGATACTCCCGTACCTGCAGTGCCAGTAGCGAATCCGACGTTCGACCGTCCAGCACCTCCTCCGCTTCCACCGTTGCTGCCGTCTTGGTTGGTGGTTGAATACGAGCCACCCGCACCACCACCGTCGCTGGTGATGGTTGAAAACACCGAATCGCTGCCGTTGCTGCCCTTGGTGTTCCCGGCTGACGAGCCCGCGCCGCCAGCCCCGACCGTGACCGTGTAGGAAGTTCCGATGGTGAGGCTGAAACCTGTCGCTGTGCGGTACCCGCCCGCACCTCCTCCACCGTAGCCGCCACCACCTCCCCCGCCTGCGATGACGAGGTACTCGACGTTGTAGGTGGGTGGCTCGGTGATCGTCTGGAGGTTCGCGTCGGTCAGCGTGCCGCTGTAGAACTCGATCTTGCGGATGATGCAGTTGGCGTACTGCGAATACCCGGCGGTCGAGCTCGTCGCCTCCGCGCCGAAGGTGACGTAGTCGATGTTGCCGAAGGTCGTGATGTTGTTCGTCCCGGTCTGCACGGTGCCGCCGTTGATGCAGAAGCGTGAGTTCGTGCCGTTCCAGTAGTGGACGGCCTTCTGCACCCCGGTGCCGATGGTGCCCGTGGCGGTGTTGCCGCTCGACCAGAACGCCCGTGCCGCCGTGGTGGTGCTGGCCTGAAGGCCGAGTTGCTCGTTCGCCACGTCATCCGTGGAGAGCAGCGTCCCAGCCTGACCCGGCGGGTAGAAGTGGATGACCAAGGCACCGGGGTCGCCCCACGACGTGATGGACGAGTCAAGAACGTGCGCGAGGTCGGCGCTGCGGGTGACGGTGCCAGTCCCGGTGTTGTCGATGTATGCGGTGGCGTTGTTGGCTGCCTCGAACTGCGCCCCCCAAACCAGAACTCCGTCCGGAGAGGTACCTGCTTGCGAAGGGCGCCCGGTCGCATTCGTCGTGGATGGCACTACAAATGGGTAGTTGGTTGCAGTAGACGGATTGTTTCGTGCGACAACGCATCGGTACCACCCGTTTCCAACACTTGTGATGCTGCTAGACAACAAAGTTCCTACCAAGTTTCCGAGAGTTCCGTTGCTTAGGTTGAAATATCTTCCCTGGTCGCCCGCGGTTGCCTCTGCTATGGCGACATATATGAAATCCACCCCATCTGCCTTTGCATAGACGCTAAACACATAGTCACCTGAACCCAACAGGTTTTCCGTGTAATACCACGCCGAGCCGCTGCTCAAATTTACGCCAGACAACTTGCTGGCCGACTGTGACGCGCCATCAGGACAGGTAATTGATGACACGGTGGTTCGTGTAAGTTGTCCACCGTTTGTCCAGTTGGTCAGGAGTTCTGAGTTTGGAGCACGCTGCGTCCTTTGCTCCTCCACCAGCAGCCCGAGCCGTGTGCCGCTGCTGTTGTGGGTGAGGCGGGCCACGTCCGTGGCCGCCGACGCGATGTACCCCGAGGAGTCAACGTAGGTGCCGCTGCTGGCGCGGGTGAGCGTGTAGCCCGATGGGGTGCCGCTGCTGAAGTCGAGGGTCCAGGATGGTGACAGCGCCCCGCTCTGTGTGGTCGCGTTCGCCGCCGTCGACGGCGACGAGTCGTAGTCCGCGTTCGTCGCCACGATGCGGTACTCGTACGAGGTCGACGCCGTCAGCCCCGTGTCGCTGTACGTCGTGGCCGTCGCGCTGACGGTCGTGAGGGTCGAATACGACCCGCTGCCGCTCGGGGTGCGCCGCTCGATGCGCTGCCCCGTGTTCCCGGTCGACACGTCCGTCCACGCAAGGTTAATCTGCGACGAGGACACCGCCGTCGCCGTCAGGCCCGTGGGGGTCGCGGGGATCGTGAACTTGCTTGCCGCGTTGCTGTTGGCGCTGTTGCCGGCCGCATTCGTCGCGTAGACGCGATACTCGTATTGCGTGCTCTCGGTCAGGCCCGTGTTGCTGAACGAGTTCGCGCCGGCCGACAGGGTGGTGACCGTCGAGTACGAGCCGCTGCCAGCGGGGCTGCGGCGCTCGACCGTGTACCCGGTTTCGTTCGTGGCGTTGTCCGTCCACGCGAGGTCGATCTGCGTGGTGCTCGTGGCGGTCGCCGTGAGCGAGGTCGGCGCGGCCGGGACGTTGAGGGTCGTGACCGCGCCCGTTGCGTTCTGGCTGGCGGCCGTCTTGGAGCTCTCGCCCACCCCGTTGTAGGCGCTGACCCAGTAGAAGTACACCGTGCCGATGGCCGGGGGCGCGGACGGGTTGTTCGTCGCGTTGTCGGTGTAGGTCTGCACGCCCGCGCCGAGGGTCGACAGCAGGGTCGCGCCCGTCGTGGTGTTCGTCGTGTTGCGGTAGACGTAGAACCCGGTCTCGTCGGTCGATGCGTCCGTCCAGGTGATCGTGACCGCGACCGCCGTGGTGCTGGCGCTCGCGCTGACCCCGGTCGGGGCCGTTGGCGCCGTAGCCGCCTGCGTGGTCGCGTTCGCCGTGGCGCTTGGCAGGCTGCCGCCGAAGCAGTTGTACGCCGTCACGCGGTAATAGAACTGCGTTGCCGCCGGCAGACCCGTATTGCTGAGCGAGTTGCTCGTGGTGCTGCCGATGCTCGTCCAGGAACCAAGGCCGTCCGGGGACCGCTCCACGTCGTAGTACGACGCCTCGTTGGGCGCCGGCGTGGCGTCGGCCGTCCATGCCAGGTTGATCTGCGAGCTGCTGACCGCCGTGGCAGTCAGTCCGCTGGGCTGGTTGGGCTCGGCCGTGGCAAAGCACTTGCCCGACGAATCGTCCTGCACGCCCAGCAGGAGCGCCGACGTCGCCGCCCCGGGCAGGTGCGGACGGGATGGTCGTGCGGCGCGCTGCACGTCAGATGGCGTACCAGAAGAGGCCCATGTTCACCGTGCGCGGCGCGGTCGGCGCAGGCGCGATGAAGTCGGCCGTCACGAGCTGCGATCCGGCAAGGTCGACGAGCACGCTGCTCGAGGTCGTGATGCTGCCGGACGAGGTCGAGGTGCCGTTGGACGAGAAGGTGTTCGGGGTCGGGAACTGCGGCGTGGTGATGGCCGCGCCGAAGCCGCCGAAGACGAAGACGTCCGCGGTGCCGTCCACGTTGTAGCCGTTGTTGGTAGACGGGAAGAGCAGGGTGTACTGCGCGAGGATCGTGGGGAACCACCACGTGGCCGAGGCCGCGACGTTGCGGTAGGACTGCCACCCGACGATCCTCATGCCCGTCGTGGTGCTGCTCGTCGACCACGCCGTCCCGTTGTCAAGCGCGCCCCATGGGAGCGCCTTGAGCAGGCTGGGCTGCGCGTAGCCCTGGCTCAGGGCCATGTCCATGACCACGCCCGTGGCGGGCTTGGTGCTCGTGGGGACGGGGTTGGTGTAGGACGCCGCGACGTTGTTGACCGTCATGCGGCGAAGGTTGGGCTGTCCGGTCGAGATGAATGCCTGTGCCATGTCAGATTTCTCCTCGGCGCTTCATGTCGAGCGCGATTGCGACGGCCTGCTTCTGGGGCTTGCCCTCGGCCATGAGCTTGCGGATCTTGGCGCTGACGGCGGGGTCGGACTCGGCCATGACCTTGCGACCGGGCTTGTCGGCGGCAGCGTGGGTGGACTTGGCGCCGGGGCGGGCGAACTCCGCGGCGCGCTCGAGGTTCTGCGTGAAGCCACGAAGCTCGGCGGCGGGCTTGCCCATGCGATCCCACGTGCGGACGGCGATCTGCGCCGCGCGGCCCGCTTCGACGGCAAAGCGATTCGCGTCCTGTGTGTTGCCCTGCTTGAGCAGGCGGTTGGCCGCCTGGGTGTTGTCGTAGTAGTCGATCAGCGCCTTCTGCAGCGCATCGCGCTGCGCGCCAGCGGGCACGCCTGCGATGGCCTTCCCGACAATGGCAAGCGCGGCGTTCTTGTCCATCTTCGCCTTCGCGCCGGGGCGGGAGGCCTTCTTCTTGCGCCGCTGAAGTTCATCCTGCGCGGTAAGCGAAAGATCGTGGTAATAGTTCCACTTGCTGCCCTCCGGCATTGCCTTCGCTGCCTGCTGTGCATCGCTAATGATGTATCGCAGGGCGGAATCCGTCACGCCCGACAGCCATTCCTTCGCGGCGCGGAAATCAAGATGCACGGTGCCATCGCGCATCACCTGTTCGGCGCGTCCCGACTTCACCTTCGCGCCGGGGCGGGATGCGCGGGACTTGGCGTTGGCAAGCGCCCGAACATCTACCCAAACACCTCCATAGGTCGTGTCATCGTCCGCATACCGATGCTCATGCGTTGTGATGGCACTTGCAGGAACACCTACTTGGGCAAGATTGCGACGGAGGGCGATGGCAAGGCGATCTGCCTGTCCTGGCTTGTCCATGAACAAGACATGGACCATCTCGCTGTTTCCCGTGATTTCGTCGGGCTTGAAGCCGAGCATGGTGACAAGCTGCACGACCTTGGCCTTGAACTTTGCAAGCGAGTCAAACTTCGCCTTCGCGTTGGGGCGGGTCATCGCCACCTTTGGTTCCGCGAGGATGCCCAGCCGCGCCTTGATCTCGTTCCGGGTGCTCATGCCGCCCATCGTAGCGTTCCTCCTTGTGGTCTACGCATTCACGAAGCCGGGATCGGGGATCTCGCGGCGGTCGATCACGCCCTGCCGCGCGCCGTTGTGCGCCCTGATCGCCTGGTAGTCGAGCGTCCCGTTCGGGAGCGTCCAGCCGCTGTCCATCGCGTCCGACGCCGACACCGGGATCAGCGCGCAGCGGCAGTTGAAGCCGCAGGGCGGGGTGATCCCCATGCGGTCGAAGTCTGCCATCGTCCCCACGTAGCCGTCAAGCGCCCGGTGCGCCGGCCGCGTGCGGTTGTCCCGCGTGGCGCTGTACTCGACCAGCGGCACGAACGCCTGCACGCGCTCGTCGCGCAGCACCTCGGCAGCACCCTCCGTGGCTGCCCGGTTCGTGTTCGTCCTGAGCACGGTCTCCAGGCGCGCGCTCGAGAGCTCGACCCCCAGGCGCACCTGCGCCGTGGTGACGAAGTCCCCTAGGTTCATCGCCTTGATCTCCTTGCCCACCACGCTCTTGCCGGGGCGCTCCTCGATCACCCGGGCGATCAGCTCCTGCACCTTGGCCGTCTGGCTGGGGCTGAGGGCTGTCACGAAGAACGTATCGCTTACGATCCGTTTCACGGCCGAGATGCCGCCCGTGGCGTTTGGGCGCGACAGGACGCCGCGCAACAGGCCGTCCAGCAAGGGGCTGCGCTTGCGGAGGTCGATCAGGGCGTTCTGCCGCTCGTGGTCCCCAACCTCGCGGGCGCTGCGGCGGGCGGCCTCGACGAGCACCTCCCAGTCCTTGCGGCTGATAGGGACGCGGCGGCGGAACCAGTCCGCGATGGGCTTCATGGCCTCCCCGCCGAAGCCGTCGAGCTTCAGGGCGGGCAGGGCGGCGAAGGTGACGGCGTCCCCGTCCTCGAGCATCCCCTCGACGGCCTTGTCGGGGATGCGGGCCTTGGTGACGGTCTGCCGCGCCCCGGCGAGCCAGGAGGCAAGCAGGAGGGCGCTGGTGGCCTCGGAGAAGGCGTCCCAGAGGGCGGGGTCGTCCTGTCCGCGCACCTGGGCGGCGAGGGCGCGGCGGTACGACTGCTGCGCCTCGCGCAGGACGCGGCGCAGGTGCTTGTCGAGCGCGGGTCGCTTCATCGCTTGCGCTTGCGGAGGGCGACGACCTTGGGCGCCTCGGGGGCGGGTTCCTCGCCCTCGTCAGGCTCGTTTCCCTGCCCTAGGAGAGCCGCGAGGGGGTTGGCCCCGCCGCCGGCCGCCTGACCGCCGCCGAGGACGGCCTCGCCGTCCTGGGGCTCGGAGAGGCCCAGGAGGTCGCGCACCTCGCGCTCGCTGACGCGGCCGCCCATCTGGGTGAAGGCCTGCACTGCCTCGAGGCGCTCCTTGACGTTCGGGCGCTCGGGCGCGAAGCGGAACTTGATCGACCGGGCCTCGGACTCGCTGGCGCCGAGGATGCCCGCCACGACGCGCAGGAAGTCGGTCGTGAACGACTCGCTCATGGCGTCCGCGTGGTAGCGGATGACCCGCGAGAGGGTGTCTGCGTGGAGGTCGGCGACCCCGGAGCCCAGGCCCGTTGACCCGGCCTCGCTCGAGAGCGACTGCCCTAGGATCGCCTCCTTGAGCTTGCCGCTGCACCAGTTGACGAGATCCATGAAGATCTGGGCGCGGCCGGCGTTGGCGTCCTTGATGTCGATGTCGTAGAAGCTCTCGTTCGGCCCGGTGCGGGGGAGGACGACCGAATTGTCGTTCACCAGGTTCTGCAGGACCGTGAGCATCTCGTTCTTGGCCGCGTCGTTGCCCGATGGGTAATAGCCCACGCGGATGCCCAGCGCGTATCGCTCGGCGTAGGCGGCGGCGTTCTGGAGGATCTCCTGCTTGAGGAGCCAGATGTACCAGCAGACGTCGCGGGCGCCGATGCCGCGGTAAACGGCCTCGCTGGTGTTCGGGTCGATGAAGTTCGGGGCCGCGGTGAAGACCCGGTGCAGGATGACGGCGCGGCGCTCGTTCTCGTCGAACAGGTGGACGAGGCTGTCGAAGCCGAGGTCGGTGACGGAGGGCTCGTTGATGTACGCGCTGCCCACGCGCATGGCGAGGTTGCCGTACTGGTCGAAGGCGAGGGTGTCGGCGGCGAACGGCACCCACTCCTTGACGCGCACGCCGAGGACGGGGTCGCGGTCGTAGACGATGTTGGCGGCGCTGACGCCGTACCAGACGGCCTCGTGCAGGTGGCGGAAGAGGTCGCTGCGGCGGGGGATGTCGCGGACGATCTCGGTGAGGCGCTCGGCGAGGGCGACGAGGCGGGGGTTCTCCTCGTCGTCGGGGACGATGGCCCACTCGAGGCCGGCGAGCGTGACGAGGAGGGAGCGCAGGACGCCCTCGATGTCCGCGTCGGCCCGCATCATGGCCTGGTAGTTGGGGTCGAGCCTGTAGGCGAGGCTCGAGTTCC